GATCTCATATTTTGAACGCCGTCGCATCACACAGACCGTGGATTTTGCAGGAATTGACCAGTTAGTTATAGCCAAGACGCTAGTTGAAGACGCTCAAAACGCTACATATGGTGACATTGGAGTTCTTTACAACACCGCAGGACAAACCTCTTCGGGTGTTTTAGTTGATCGTGTTTATTATAATTATGAGTTAAAAACTGTGTTTAGCGCTATTCAAGATTTATCAAGACAAGAGGATGGCTTTGATTTCGATATAGATATTGAATACGACATTGTTACAGGCTTGCCAACTAAGGCTTTTAATACTTATTACCCAAGAAGCGGAGTTGCTTACAATCCAACCGACCCTGCAGCCTTGGTTTTTCAATTTCCAGCGGGCAACATTGTTGAGTACGAATACCCTGAAGATGGGTCAATCGCTGCAAATACAATTTACGCTTTAGGCGCAGGTTCTAATGAAGGCAAGTTAATATCAACTGCGCAAGATTTATCTAAACTTACAAGCGGCTGGTCTTTGTTAGAGGATCAGGCTAACTATTCTGACATTACCGATCAAGATGTGTTAGATGAGTTGGCTATTGCCCAAGTTAACGCTGTGTCTTATCCACCAACCACGCTTAAAGTTGTGGTGCCGCCTTATGTAGATCCAGTTTATGGTTCTTACGAAGTTGGTGACGACGCTCGCATTATTATTCAAGACAATCGTTTCCCTGCAGGATTAGATGAAATTTACCGCATAGTTGGCGTGTCGGTTCAACCTGGCGAAGATGGTCCTGAAAGGGCTACTCTGACGCTGACTCAAGGTTCAGGAGAGGCCTAATGCCATATATTAATCAGCCGCCAGCGCTTCAAACTATGTTTAATGATTTAGATGTTCGTTTGCGCAAATTAGAAACTGCTGTGCGTTTTACGGCCCCTGATGTATCAACAGAACCAACCTACCCACGAACTGGCGACATCATTTTTGATAACACGCCCGATCAAATGAAGTATTGGAATGGCACAGAATGGGTTGTCTTTGCCGATGATTATCTTGGAGTTCCCAAGATTGCTTTTAACTCTACTTGGACAGGCACAGGCTTGGCTTACACAGGCACGCCAGCCACGGGATTTTATTCCAGGGTTGGCAAGATGGTTTTCTTTACGATCAGGGTTAACTGCACAACTGTTACAAACTTTGGCACAGGTAATTATTCGCTTACTCTACCCACAGGTTTGCAGCCCAACATAAATAACTTAATTACTGGCGGTCTGCACCACATCGCAAGCGGCGATCATTACCTGCTTTACATGGACTTTAATGGCGCAAGCCTTACCGCTGAACTTTACTATCCTCAGTCAAATGGCACAATGGCACGGATGGATCACAACAGTCCGCATACATTACAGACAGCCGACTTCTTTTATTTTACAGGCATGTATTTCCTGGCATAAGTTATTATTACAACATGAGTACAAATGAATGGCTAGGAATTGCGATAGGTTTCACATCGCTTTTAGGGTCGCTTGCAGTTGCTGTCCGTTTCCTGGTTAAACATTATCTTATTGAGTTAAAACCAAATGGCGGCAGTAGTTTAAGAGATGAACAGAACAGGCAAGGCGACACAATCAAACGACTGGAGACTCGGATTGATGAAATTTACAGCATGTTGCTTAATAAGCCTTAGTTTATTTGGACTAACTGGTTGTGGGTATCAAGGTTGGGTCAGATATCCGTGTCAAGAATTCAAAAACTGGGAAGCGCCTGAATGTAATCCGCCGCAATGTGAAGCCTTGGGGCTTTGCACAAAAGATCTGTTACCTGAAGTGGCAACCAATGGCTAGAAAACGATTCACTCCCGAGGAGTTGCACGCTCGATTAATTGTAAGCATAGGAATTATCCTTGCCGTGGTGTTTGCAGGGAGTGTTTTCAGCCTTCTTTACGCTTTGCTTTTTATTACTCAGCCTATGAATCAGGCTCCAAATGACGCTGCTTTTATTGATTTAGTTTCAACTTTATCCGTGTTTTTAACTGGCACCTTGGCTGGAATGGTAAGCGCCAATGGGCTAAAATCTAAACCAAAACCTCCTATCGAGGAGGAAAAGGAGGTAAAACCATGAGTGTAAAAAAGGTGCTTCAACTGTGCGCTGACAAAATTGGCTATACAGAAGGTCCAAACAATGATACAGAATTTGGCAAATGGTTCAATCTAAACAACCAACCCTGGTGCGCTATGGCCGCTTCAAAAATGTACGCAGATGCAGGAATTCTATCTACCGTTGCTAACACTAAAAAAGGTTTTGCCTCTTGCGATGCTTGGCTTAAATACTTAACTAAGAGCAACCAACTGGTTCCTGTCGGCCAAGCCCAGGCTGGAGATTTGGTTTTCTTTCAATTTGATGCTGATGCTGAACCTGATCATGTTGGTATTGTAAAGTGGCATAACACCGCTCTTAAATACTTACAAGTTTATGAAGGCAACACATCAAGCGGTAAAAACGGAAGTCAATCAAACGGCGACGGTTTTTATCTGAAAAAGCGTGACTATAAAACAATCATGGCGGTAGCCCGCCCCAAGGAGTAAAAATGAATACAAAGTTAAAAGCAGCAGTTGAATCGTATGCTCGATCCTTCGTTGTAGCGGCTATAGCCGTTTACAGTGCTGGTGAAACCGATATAAAGGCCATTGCGATTGCTGGATTAGCCGCTATTGCTGGCCCTGCAATTAGAGCCGTTAATCCAAAAGATCCTGCATTTGGCTTCATTGCTGACGCAGTTGATGTTGAAATTAAAGCCCTCGCAAAGAAATCCAAGAAAACCAAGAATTAACTGCGACGAGAAACGCCTGATCCCTTTCCATCGGGCGCTTTCTCTTTTCATACTCTTGATGTATCCTTGAGAGTAAGGAGGCAAATTTATGGCGCTTGAAAATGCAATTAATTCTATCCTGTCGAAACGAACCTCTAATAAATCCACCATTTATTGTGCTTATCGGGTTATGTATGAAGGATTAAGCAAAGAAGATAAAAAAACACTCGACGATGCATGGGCAAAGAACTTCCCTGTTAATTTAATAGTCCAAGCATTACGGGCCGACGGTCAAAAATGCAGTGCCGATACCATTCGAACGCACAGAGACGGCACTTGCAGGTGTCCGAAAGAATAGAGGCGCTCTTGAAAGAGCGAGGCCAAATGTACGGCGATGCCGCTGAGAACTTCACAGCAATTGGAAGAGGTTGGGGAGCCATTCTAAATATTGAAGATATACCTGCCTACCAAGTTGCTTTGATGATGGATTTTCTTAAAACCATCCGTTGTTCAATTAACCCAACACATGCAGACTCTTGGACAGATAAAAATGGTTATTCGGAACTAGGCAAAAGGATTGCTTTAGATGAGTCTTGAGGAGCAATTTGCAGAGATGCCTGACGGCATTGAGTCTAAAGATGTTAAAGAATTACGCCAGGCCCTGCTTCGAATTCAAAAACAATTAAAGAAAGCCAAAGAAAGAACAGAAGAGTTGGTTGAAACCACTCAACAGGCTGCTTACGATGCCATGTTAACTTACGGACCAATTAAAATAGTAGCGGCCGCTGAAATTGATAAACGCAAAACAAAAGCCGAAGTTGCCCTTTGGCACATGACTGACTGGCAAGGTGCAAAAAGAACCACAAGTTACAACAGCGAAATAATGCGCAAGAGAGTGCTGGAATTTGCGCAAAAAGCGGTCCGCATTACAGACATTCAAAGAGCAGATCATCCAGTTAAAGATTGCACCATAATGTTTGGCGGCGACATGGTTGAAGGCTTGTTTAATTTTCCAACTCAAGCGTTCGAGGTGGATGCCACATTATTTGAACAATATGTTAATGTTTCCAGGCTTTGCGTGGATGTGGTGCGGTTTGCATTAGAAAACTACGAAAAGGTTACAGTTGTAGCAGAATGGGGTAATCATGGGCGGATTGGAAGCAAGCGAGATAATGTTCCTCGTTCAGATAATTTTGATCGCATGTGTTACGAGTTGGCTCGTCAATTACTGCAAGGAGAAAAAAGACTAACTTGGCAAGAATGCCCTGAAGACATTCAGCGAGTTCAAATAGGAAATTACAAGGCTCTTTTAATCCACGGTGATGAAGTTGGAAGGAATGGCTTTGCTTCCCCTGGAGCCATAGTTCAACACGCAAATAAGTGGCGATCAGGTTCTTACCCTTGGGATTTTAGAGATGTTTATATTGGCCACTATCACACTCACGCAGAGTGGGCTATGGCAAACGGTCAAGGTTCTGTTTATCAAACTGGTTCAACAGAATCAGATAATCGATATGCAGGTGTTATGTTAGCGGCAAGCGCTACACCATCACAAAGATTGCACTTCGTAGACCCTGAGAGAGGTCGGGTTACTGCCGCTTACAAGATTTGGTTAGATTGAACTGCCACTATTCTCAAATCGTCAGTATCGATCCAAGTTTCATCAAAACCAGCCTCGCTCATATTGAAAACCATCCTCTGTATTCAGAATCAGGATTATCTTTTAACCATTGCTCTCTAAGTTGGTTTTGATAAGCCCAGTCCATTTCATGATCGGAATCTTCCGCCACTATTCTTCCTCGTCTTCATCCCCATAATCCGATGTAATCAATCGCATATCACTAACATCGATGCCATTTTCTTTGGCATGGGCCATGGCTTCCTTGTAAACGGCAATTATTCTATTTGCTAAATCGTCAACCAAATCAGGATATTCAGTTTCTGTTCCAATTTGCACAATTAGCCCACCGCAGCGAATTTCCATGTGGGTGTAGTGCGATTTATCTGCAGCCATGAGAACCTCCTCGGCCCTAAATTATGGCCCATATACGCCTGTAATGAATCCGCCACGCCAATTTGCCAGGGGTACTTCCAATTGTCAGCCCCTTATGGGAGCCTAGTTTTACCAGGGCGAAAGCCCCCAAAAGAAAGGCACCAGCATGGCAGGTAGTAATTTCAACCTGGAGGATTACGAGACCGTTGAA